TAACTAACCTCTTATAATATACCTCTATTTATAAGAGTTTTAGTGTATAGTTTCCTGTTCACGCATATTTACCAGAAGTTTCTGGATAACATCAGACCAGTACTTCTGTGCCCACTCGGAGTGAGCACGAGAACGAGCACCCTTTGCGTTTTGGATCAATCGGACATAATCATACATTGATGACTCTCCCCTTACCAACCCAGATGATTTCCTCGAACTTCTCTTCGTAGGTCTTACCATCTACAGTAAATCCAACTTCATGCAGTTCTTTCAACACAAACTTGACTGCTGCTTTGGCATTATCAAATGTGTACCATTTCAAACACTCACGACCTTGATTGGCCAGTCTCACTTCATACTTCATACTTGTTCTCCTAATTCCCAAGTTCGGGCGGGATACCCTTCCATATAATGTTCTTGAGTAGCAACATAATTGTCACCCTCAACCTTGATGTACACTGGTCGTTCCCAGTGTTCACAGATGTTAGACTCCTTGAAGTCTACATCATCAACGAGATCGGAACCAAGAACATATTCTTGGGCATACTCGTTGTTTTCCGACACGAGGTCGAACAGGGTATCATAGTACCCCTCGGATTGTGCATCCTCAATGGATACACCCTCTACCACATAGGTAGACCCACCCTTGTCCTTCCAGTACTGTGGGCATTCCCCAGTACCATCCCAGTCATGGGCACCATAGTTCTCACAGTATTGTGTGTAAATTACAACTTTCATATTACTCTCCGATAAATGCGTATTTGGGTTCTTTACAAAACTGACCGACTTCGTCAAAACCTAACAGGACAAAACCATCCATTGGGTCAGTGCCGTTCTCGTATTCAACCAACTCGAATCCCGCACGGAACCCTCTGACTTCGTTGATATTCACTTCAATAATTTGCATAACCATTCCTCATTCTCAATACAAGTATTATACAACATCCAACAGGTTTTGTCTAATACCGTTTTGTTATAACGGAGACACTTTTAAGAACTTTCTTCGTGACTTTGACCATTGTTTCATAGGTTTCTTGAACATGATCTCTTCGGTAGTACCTACCTTGATATAACCCGCAAGTTGACCTGCCTTGTTCACAATGTAAGTGTGGTTGGGGGTGTTGTCCCCCCAAACCGTAACCTCTTGCAAGTACTCCATTATTTCTTACCCTTGTAACCTAGTGCTTCCATTGCATAGGCAGGAGAACCACTAACCTCGTAACCGTACTTCTCAGAGTAGAACTTGTTGTCATGGTCAGACAGTTCAAGATATTGCTCAACAGTAGCATTCTTGACAAGGAAATTGATCCATGCCTTATATGGTTTGTAACCATACTTGAATCGAGCAATGAACTCTGGTTTGGGTTCACCGACCCAAGATGGGTGACAGTTAGGACTTGCGACTTCCATATTCACAGACTCGGTGTGTTTACCACGGTACATCAAGTACATACCATCCCAAGTGAACTCTTCTTTATCAAATCTAGTCATAATTTTCTCTCTTTTCTCATTATCAATACAAGGGTATTATAGCATCCGTAGCAGGTTTTGTCTAATACCGTTTTGTTATAAGGAAGACCTTTCTTAGTACTGATTTGCTTCTGCGTGGTGGATAGCATCAGCATAGTAGGTCTCTTCCCACTTATCAGCAGTAGGAGCAGACCGTTCCTCTTGCTCACGCAGTTCATCAAAGTGCTCATTCTCAGAACGAACTTCATCAATGTATCTCTCAATAGGAGCAGGGACTACATAGTCATCAGAAAGTCGCAGTCTGTTATTGGCAGGGTCGGCATCAACAAAGATGACTTCTTCAACACGCAACCAGTGCGATTCTTCGGTCAGTCTTACATAGTCATTTTCAAATATAATCATAATTTACTCTCTCAGTTCTCATTCTCAATACAAGTATTATAACATTCTGGTACATCTTTTGTCAACACTTATTTTCAAAAAAAGTGAAATAATTTAGAGATAAAAAAAGGGGTCTCGAAAGACCCCTTTAAAATCGGTGAGTTAGATATACTCCCCCACTCTATTCACCTTCTGGTGATGTTGCATCTGTGCCAGTCTTTTCTGCAACATCTTTAATTAAATTTGATGTTACATCTAATACACCGGCAGTTACACCAAAGACATCTGAACCGACACCTTTAATAACACCACCAGTACCATCGATAGTTGCATCGATAGTTGAACAAGCAGATAGAACTAATGCGAATGCAATTGCAATAAAACGCATAATACTCTCCTGTTTCTAGATTACTGGATAACCAGACACCACGGTAATACCGTCTCATACTTCGACATTCAGTTCGTGAACACACTTATTTATACACATAAAAAAAGGGGTCTCGAAAGACCCCTTAAAACATGGTGAGTTAGATATACTCCCTCACTCTTATTTTTATACCTAATCTTAGGTCAAGATGTTAGTCACCTTGAAGATACGGTAGTACTGGTTAGTCTTAGCAGTAGCAAGACCGTCAGAAGGTGTAGAACCAACAAATGGGTTTGATGCCATTCCGTAACGAGTTTTAAACCCGATGCGTGGTTGGAAGTCGTCTTCACCAACTGCTTTAACCATCTGTAAAGGTACATATGGGCAGTAGAATACACCACTGTCATATGGGTTCTGACCCTTATAACCAACAGTTACATAGTCAGTGTTTGCATATGGATCGATGTATACACGGATACGACCATTCAGAAGACCTGCGAAAGTGTTACCAGTGTCATCAACCTGTAGGTTGTTAGACAGGGCAGGACTGTAGTCCAAAGAACCTGCAGCGGCAAGAGCAGTAGCAACATCTGATGAACAGATGATTACATTACCTTTACCACGACGCGTTTCTTTGGCAATCACATTACATTCACGGTCAATCTGTACACCAAGACCTTTGAACTTCTCAGCAGACCAACGACCATCAGTGTCAGTAGACATATTGAAGATACCGTTAGAGGTAACATTTGCCTGTTGAGCACCAGTCTTTGCTTGACTGTTGATAGTACGGATAACTTCACGGTTGATTTCAGCAAGAATCTCAGCAGACAAAATGTTTGCCAACTCAGTTTCAGCATCCAAACCGTGGATTGCTTTAAGGTCTTGAGCAAGTTCAAGAGTGTACTCTGCTTTCAATGCACGAGACTTAGCAGTAACAGTCTGTCGTTCAATGGTGAAACCCATTTCGTTGAACGCAGAACCACCTGTAGCACCAAGTGCTTCGGCATCAGCAGTAGGCATACCACCAGCGGCAAGTGAAGTTAAACGAGCACCTTCTGAATCAATGCCGTTGAAACCAGAAGCATTGTCAGAATCGTGAGTACCAGAACTGTCACCAGAGAAACGAGTCTCTGCTTCGTTGACCAGTGCTTCACGGTTAGAAGTAGAACCACCCTGATAACGTGACTTCATCGCAAAGATGAGACCAGTTGGGCCATTCATAGGTTGAACACCACACACATCATATGCGATGAGGTTAGGCATTGCGCGTCTTACCAAAGAGATAAGAACTGGGTTAAAGTTGTTTACTGAACCTGTGCTGTTCGCAGGAGCAGCGGCATTTTCAGATAAAAAACCATTTTCTTGAGCAGATTGCTCCATGATTGCTTTTTCTTGGTTTTCCAAGATAGCGGCAGTTACAGAACGTCTGTGATTGTCGGTGATTGCACCGGCAGACTCTTCGTTCAGAACTGGAGACCACTTTTCGATTAAACTATCGTAAGATTGCATTTTAATTTTTCCTTAATATTTAGGTGTTGTTTTGCGAATAGCAGAGAGGTATGATTCCATCACAGATGATACTTCGACAGTACTGTCAGCATCTTCTACGATTTGTTCTACTTCTTCACTACTTGCGATTTCTTTGGTGAAGTATGACTCGACAACAGTCTTAACTTTGGATGAGAATTGATCTTCATCTTCAAAGTCGATGTCTTCTACGAGTGACTTCAATTTAACTACTTGAGTTTCAGCAAGGTCACGAGATGCTTCACGGATGATGCTATCACGTTTGTATGCTTCTAACTCTATAGCAGTATCGATAACTCTTTGAGTGCTTTCGTTGAGTTTAGTTTCTAACTCTTCGACAGACTCAGCAAGTTCGTCAACTAGGTCTACCTTAGACTCTGGTACGTCAATGTAAGACTCTGAGAAC